TACAAAACCCGATATTGAAGAATATGGATATTTCCCTATCTACATAGAAAAAGGTATCGGTAAAGAGTTTGATGTATATCCGTTTACTGACAATAATGTTTGTAAACCAATTGCATACATTAAGTATGTTCATCAGTTACAGCACCTTCTCTTCGGTCTAGGACTTAACTCAGAAATGGAGGTGTAGGTATGAAAAGAATAATAGCAATTATAAAGTTTCCTATATACGCAATGGTCGTGTTATTGTTTATTCTATCAATACTGACAGCAAAAGGTATATTGTGTATCGTAAGATTAAAGCCTTATGATTTCGATAATCTTCCTAAGTTCTTGCAAGACAAAGCAAGGAAGCTGTCAAATGTGGTTGAAAATTTAATGAATTGATTGTTTAACCGCCTTCGGGCATAAATAGTAGTAATATGACATCAGAACAAGTAGCAAAAGTATTGAGTTCTCTAGGTAAACGAAAGGTCTGCTTTCAGCATGGAGACAAAGTAGAGATAGTTAAGGGAATCAACGTAACAAATGATAACGTGATTCTGATTAGTGAACTTCCTTCGAGCACAAATAGTTAGAATATGAAACATATTAAGTTTACAATAGATATAACATTGTCTCCTGATAAAGAGTTCCTTACGAAGGAAGACTTTGTGGAGGCAGTATATACATGTTATGGAAACATTAGAGATGTTGCTCCTGATACAATAATAAAGATTGATTAACCATCCGCAAGGATATAAATAGATAGATTATGAGTAATAGACATTCGTATGAAAGATACGAAATACCAGACATTAAAGGTCGCAAACACGCAGTAGTTCTTTTTTCCGAAAATAGAAGTGTGGTTCATAACGGAATTCCTAGTACTACAATGGGATTTGTAGCTATTGATTTAGATGCAAATACTTATAAAGATTAATCATTCTTTATAGGATATAAATATAAGTAATATGGTAGTATTGTTAACGATTTTAGGAACTATCTTTTTGATAGTTAGTGCAATATTTTGGTCAGAAACGCCAAAGTTGAGAACAGTAAGTATTGTAATTGCGACAGTGGCAGCAATACTTATGACCTTATGTTATGTAGGCTCTGTGCTTGCACAATATATGATAGAATTTACGAAATAATTAACTAACCATCCTGCAAGGGATATAAATAGAAGAGAATATGAAGGAATTAAGAAAGAAAACATTTAAGAATGGTGTCGTGTATTGCCTTCAATTAGAAGATGGTTTCCTTGTTGAAACGACAGATACATTCTTGCCTTATTACACCAAAGATGCAATAGGCAGACATCAGAATAAGCTCGACAACAATGAGCTTGGCGACCGCACGGAACGTTGGATGATAGGAGTATCTACAATGAGTGGGTGTCCAGTAAGATGCAAGTTCTGTGCTACAGGCAACATGAAACGTTATCGCAATCTTACGGCAGAAGAAATTGTTGAACAGGTTGAATTTGCCATCAACAAGGCAGGTGCTGACCCAAGCAAAGCAAAAGAGTTTAAGATTAACTATACTCGTATGGGCGAGCCATTCCTCAATATTGATGCAGTCAAGGATGCTATCCGCATTATTACTGAGAAATACCCAAATACTCATCATTACGTATCAACGATTGGCATTAAGGGAAGCGATTTCTCTTTCATTAAGGGAAATATTACGTTACAGATTAGCTTACATTCATTTGATGATGACAAGCGTAATTGGTTGATTCCTTACAAGAACAAGATGACTATTCAAGAGTTAGGTCAGATTCGCACAGAAAGCAATCTGAAGACTACAATCAATCTTACACTTGTTGACACTTCCGATTTTGATGCAGAAAAGCTGAAAAAATGGTTTGATAAGGAGCATTTCTTCGTGAAGTTGTCTCCTATTAATGTGAATAACATATCAGAGAAAAATCACCTCGGCAATGGTGTTGTAGAAGGAATTAATTTAGTATGAAAAAGGGTATTTTCAGATATAGAATTATCACAAATCTGAATTGCAACATGAACGAAAGTACAGGAGTAAACGGAAATTGTTACTTCTGCTACCAAAAGTTTAAGTCACCATTGCGACTGGATTGTGATAAGATGGAGGAAACTTTGAAGAAGGTTGGTGTTCTGAAAAGAGCAACTATCATGGGAGGCGAAAGCTTGCTCAATCCAGATTTGGTAAAGATTGTAAAGATAGTCAGCAACTATACATCTGATGGTATCTGTCTTGTTACAAATGGAATACTGCTTAATGAGGACATCATCGTTGCATTGAAAGATGCCGGATTAACTGAGGTTGCTATCAGCGTGTCTTCTATCGAACAGTACGAAAGACGTAGAGATATGGCACTTCTGTGTAAGGAGATTATTCCAAACACAAGAATAAACATTCCTAAGTGCAAGGAAAGTTTGAATCCACAACTACTGAAAACAATACTATCAGATGGTTTCTATAGCATTGTATGCGAAGATTTACAGGCAAGGTATGGTGAGATAAGACTCCCAGATGGTTCTGTAAAGGTTGGTGATGACGGATATGGATTCTATGATTACAAGTGGAATGGACATACATTTGGAGTATTTGGCAATTATGGGAAGTACAACAGAAGCGATATTATCATAACTCCTCTTGGAAATTTCTGTGATTGGGAAAAGTATTGCAAGGCCGTTAAGAACAATGAGCTTGTAAGAAGAAATAATCATATTGATGATGACAAAATTGTGCATTGATTTCGGAAGTGGCTATAATCCAAAGGCTGGATATAAAACTTGCGATATAACAACCTTTCCACAATTGGATTTTCAGTATGATGGGAAAGATGAGATTGTCGGTCTTAGAGAAAAATCAGTAGATGTATTTTATCTAAGAAACGTTGTTCATCATATCCCAGATTTACAGAGAACTTTTACAACCTTGAAGAAGTATCTGAAGGTAGGTGGGAAGCTAGTTATCATTGATTGCAATAAAGGTCATTATAAGACAAATGTATTTCTTGACAATTTATGGTATAGATTTGTTGGCAATAACAACGAAATCTTTATCAGTAAACAGTATAGAGATTACATTAACGTTTTGATAAAGTTAGGTTTTAAGCAATTATATTATAAATCATTTAAAGAAAAGGAGATTACTAAGTATGAATGCAATTAAGAATCAATTGGAAAAGATGGGCTACGATTATGCAGTAGCAATCGCAACAAAGGCTGAAATTGAGAATGGAGCTGCTTGTGGTCAGCTCGCTATTATTTGTGAGTAAGTAATTAACCACCCTCTCCTTGGCAACAGGGAGAGGGTAAAAAGAAGAGAATATGGACTTAGTAATTACAATATTAGGTTGGATTGCATTAGGTGTTATATCTGCTTATCTGTTAGCAATAGTAGGTAAAATAATCTTTGATGCTGCAACCGCTGATTATAAGTTATACAAGCATGTAAGATTGTGTCGCAAGAGATTGCTAAGACAGCGATATGAAGATTATGCTTGGCTATTATTCCAGTTAGAGAAAGATACGGAAGTTTTCAATCTTACTCATAACACAAGAGATTGGACTTTTGAAGATTGGAGAGAATTTTATCTTAAAAAAGCTAAGGAGGATAAGCAATGACTATAACAATACCAATGTGGCTACTATATGTCGTAGGAGGCATTGTAGCAATCGTATTATTATTTTGTTCGTATGTTGGAATAATTTTTCTGTGGGGTTTTTATGACCCTTTTAAAAAATTTAGAAAATGAACAAAGATAAAGCAATAGTTCACATTAATAATGTTTCCAAGATGATTGGCTCAAAAAGAATAAAATTAAGTGAAGGCACTACAATTTATATTCAAAACGAGTTAGTCTTGGCACTTAAAGAGTTGGAGATTAAAGTTTGATGAAGAAAATTTATATGATTATAAGAATTTTAACTTGTAAGAAAGTTATTCTTATCTCAGAGTTAAGTAAAAATTCCTATAAAGTATCCTTTGGTGGTTTATATGAGATTGAAGCAACTAGGGTTCTTAGAAATATTATTTTAACAAGGAATAGTATGGATAAAGAATTTATAAAAGGTCAGCTTAAAAGTGCTTTGTTTTGGCTCAATACGTCAAATACAAAGAAGAACATCTTGCATGCTAAAGATAGTATAAATATGGCAATTAAAGAGTTGGAGGACTAATATGACAAAGCAAGAAGCAATGGCTTTCGCTATCAGCGTAGGAAAGCCGATAAGGCACAACTCATTCTCAAAAGGTGAGTTTGTTCGATATGAAGGAAAGGAGTTAGTTGATGAAGAAGGAACTATCCTTCCTCAACAAGAGTTTTGGGCTATCCGTTCAGGTGGCTCTTGGGAGAATGGCTGGGAAGAATATAATGATAATTGATTATGACAAGAGAAGAATTACAAAATAAACATGGCGATGCTATCTGTGAGTATTGTAACAAGAACATTATCTCAGAATATAACATCGGCATAGGTTGGCTTTGCGAAGGTCAGTATTGTGAGGAAGCACAAGATGGCTACGCAGCAGAAAATAACATAGAGTTGGAGGATTGATTATGATACAAAAACAGACATGGAAGGATGAAATCAGAATTTTAATAACTGATGAAGAAAATCATGGCTCTGTTCAAATATCTATTCCATTATATGTTAGTGATATTTTCGGCAAAGCCGAAGCTCTAATATATGCACTTTGGGTGGACGTTGTTCATAGGAGAAATGGTGTTGCACAACGCCTGTTACAACTCGCAGAACAACAGGCTAAGTTAAATGGGGTGAAGAAAATCGGATTGGAATTTGATAAAGATGAATCTGATAGATTTGTTCTAGATTGGTATCTCCGTAGTGGTTATAAACTATTTGATAAGAAAAGTAATTTATTAATTAAAAAATTGGAGGAATAGTTATGTCTTGGTTAGCAGTAGATAAAGGTGGCTGTGAACATATTTTTGCAGAAAAACCTTGCAGAAATGAAAGTAATACATTATGGATTTGCTCTGTCGTATATTTATATGGGCAGAGGTACGCAAATACCGGTTGCTGTTACCTTCCTAAAGGAAGCATTAAGAAGCTCATCGGAAGAGAACTTACTTGGAACGATGAGCCAGTAGAACTTAAAGAAGATTGATATGGAATGGGATGTTAAATTTGTACTAGCAAAGCTTTTGAATGATATGAAGTATAAAGAAGCCGTAGAGTTAATAAATGCCCACAATGATAATGTTGATGCTCAGGATGTAGATATTTTTATATCAGGATTTAGCTTAGTATACGCAGAGCTTCTTAATCCAATATCACCAATATTGGAGAGATACCTTTCTTCTAGTGCCATTTCTTGGCAAGGAAGAATGAGAATAGCTTTAGCTATACAGCAATGCAAGAAACTTAAAAAGAATAATTATGGTAAGAGAATTTGAAGTAAGTATTAGAGTTACTATTGATTCTAAGTGCAAAGATAGTGACGATGATATTATAGAAGCACTTATGAAAGGAGCGGATAAGTATTTCTATCCATATTGTTGTAGTAATGAACATATAGAGCATACTAATAGTACTGCTCATAAAGTTAAATAAAAATGAGAAGTATGCACGATAAAATTATAGGAGCAGGAGTAGCTAACTTATTTATTGAGCGAATGAAGTTAGAAGGATGGTTGCCCATTAAAGAGTATTTCAAGATGAAAAAACTTGGAATTGAGCTTGATTGGGTAATGGTTCTTACTATGGAGAATGATGGATTTATCGCAATACCAATGGTAGCAGAATATCGTGTTCCACATAAAGATAGTGGGCGAAAATCTGGTTGGTATAAAGACGAGATTGATAATCCAAACAGGAGAATTGACGATTGGACTAATGTCATCATGTTCAAACTTTTAGATAAGCCTAATATTGACGGAATAAGGGATTCTATTCTTGACAAATATAAAGAGGCCGAAGGTATTACAGATACTCATGCTTATAATTTGTCTTTCAATGAGACGGTTGTTAAACAATGTAAGGGGATTAAATGATTATAGCTTATGAAATTAGAAGACATCAAGTTCAAGGCTAAACGTCTTGACAACAGAGAATGGATAATCGGAAGCTTTGTTGTAATGAAGATTCCTGCACTTAGCAAAACTACTATAGGTATCGTAGAAGCAGGCGGTGCAACGCTTCATGAAATTGACCCTGTTACTGTCTGCCAGTTCACAGGGCTAACAGACAAGAATGGAATACCTATCTATGAGGGGGATATTGTTATGTACAAAGATAACAATGCGGAAAGAAGAGGTGATATTAATTGGGATAGTAAAGCTGCTGCTTTCTGTTTTGGGCAAGATTTCTTATTCTACTACTCTTC